GTCCTGCCGCCTTGTGGTACAGGGTAAACCAGAGTTTTGCGCATAGCAAGCGGGTAGGGAGATTTTTGTCAGAAGAAGACAAAAGGAGCCCACGTACTCTCTATTCAGCTTTGACGATCGTCCCCAGTTTGAAAAGAAAGTAAGTGGGCAATTCTTTATTTGTAATATTCAGCGTACCACTCAGCGAAGGCCCGCAGACCCTCACGGATTCCGATTTTAGGCGTGAAACCGTAATCTCGCTCCAGTGCCTCAGAATCCGCATAGGTGACAGGCACATCCCCTGCCTGCATGCCGACCAACTCACGGTGACCTTCGAAATCATAATCCTCCGGCAGCACCTTTGCTCTCACAAGCTCCTCCTGGAGCGTACTGATATAATCCAGCAGATTCTCCGGCTGTCCTCCGCCGATGTTGTACACAGCATAGGGTGGAATCGGCAGGCCATCTTCTCCATTCTTCTTTTCCGGAGCGCCCCGCATAACTCTTACAATGCCTTCCACGATATCATCGATATAGGTGAAGTCTCTGCGCATATCACCGTAGTTGAAGATCTGGATGGTTTTCCCCGCTACCAGCTTCTGAGTTGCGCTGTAGTAGAACATATCCGGGCGACCGGCAGGACCGTAAACGGTGAAGAAGCGCAGACCCGTAGAGGGGATATTGTAGAGCTTGGAATAAGCGTGCGCCAGCAGCTCATCACTCTTTTTCGTCGCAGCGTAAAGGCTAACGGGATTATCAACCTTGTCCTCCGTCGAGAACGGCACCTTCTTGTTCCCACCGTAGACGCTGCTGCTCGACGCATACACCAAATGCTCCACGGGATTGTGGCGGCATGCCTCCAGCAGATTGTAGAAGCCGATGATGTTGGATTCTATGTACACATCCGGATGGTCAATTGAATACCGTACACCCGCCTGAGCAGCAAGGTTGACCACGATGTCGAAGTGATAGTCGGCGAACAACTTATCCACCAGCGCCTTATCCCCAATGGAACCCTTAACGAACACATGCTTTACAGGAGATGTCTCCGCTGCCTTCTCCACAAGGCTCAGTCGGTACTCCTTCAGCGCAGGATCATAGTAATCGTTCATGTTGTCCAGGCTGACCACGGTGCCGGAGGACATATCCTTCAGCAGGCGAATCACAAGATTTGCCCCGATGAAACCCGGACACCCTGTAACAAGGATCGTCTTCCCATTCAAATCTATCTTCTGCATCCTTAATCCCTCCTGAACAGGTCGCGTGTGTATACCTTTTCTTCCACGTCATCAAGGACGCTGTCGTAACGGTTGGCAATAATACATCCGCACATTTTCTTGAATTTCTTCAAATCGTTGACTACGACAGAACCGAAGAAGGTTGTTCCGTCTTCCAGCGTTGGCTCATAGATAACAACGGTTGCACCCTTAGCTTTGATACGCTTCATGACGCCCTGAATGGAGGATTGACGGAAGTTATCGCTATTGGATTTCATGGTCAAGCGATATACACCGACCACAACTTCTTTCTGCTGCGTCTCCTTCGCTGCCGAGTAGGCTTCACTGTTGCCGTAGGTCCCGGCGATCTCCAGCACACGGTCAGCAATGAAATCCTTTCGGGTCCTGTTGCTCTCCACGATAGCCTGAATCAGGTTTTCCGGCACATCCTGGTAGTTAGCCAGAAGCTGTTTCGTGTCCTTCGGCAAGCAATACCCGCCGTATCCGAAGGAGGGATTGTTGTAATAGTCACCCACGCGAGGATCAAGGCATACGCCCTTGATGATCGGCGCGGTCTTCAGATGCTTGACCTCGGCATAAGTATCCAGTTCGTTGAAATAAGAAACTCGCAGAGCGAGATAAGCGTTCACGAACAGCTTTGTGGCCTCTGCCTCCGTGGTCTCCATGAAAAGTACAGGGATATTGGTTTTTATAGCACCCTGCTGAAGCATCGCGGCAAAGGTCTGTGCAGCAGGCATGTTGGCTTCATCGCTTCCCACAATGATCCGGCTGGGATACAGGTTATCGTAGAGCGCCTTGCTCTCCCTTAAAAACTCCGGGCTGAAGATGATGTTATCCATGCCCATCTTCTCACGGATATGGACTGTGTATCCAACCGGAATCGTGGACTTGATGACGACGGTCGGCTTATCTGTCCGATCCATCGTAGCCTCTTTGATAAGACCCAGGACGCTTTCCACAGCAGAACAATCGAAGAAATTTGTCTTAGGATCGTAGTTGGTCGGAGCAGACACAATGATGAAATCTGCATCAGTGTAAGCAGAAATCGCATCTGTAGTTGCATGGAGACTTAAGTCCCGCTCCTTATGCTCAGCCATATATTTCTCTATATACTCATCCTGGATTGGGCTCTTCCAGTTGTTGATCTTCTCAACCTTCTCAGGGATAATATCCACAGCGGTCACATTGTGGTGCTGGGCCAGCAGAACGGCAAGGGAAAGACCGACATAGCCTGTACCGGCTACAGCAATCTTCTTTCTCCCAACGGCAACTGACTCTGCTTCATCATCCACAATGACATCCGTGGGCTGAAAGCCCAGAGCAGCTGATAGTGAGAGAAGCTGATCCACGGAGGGGCTATAATCCCCTGACTCAAGACGTGACAGAATAGAACGGTTTATGTTTGCTTTCTCCGAAAGAGCAGTCTGAGAAAGTTTGAGAGTCTTTCTCCTGCTGACCACGATTTCAGATAGTAGTTTGAGTGATAGATGCTTCATTACAGCCTCCTGTTGCTGATAGCGTCAATCTAGTGAGACACGGAACGTCTTTATTTTAGCAATTATAGTTCCTAGAATCAATAGTTTTGTTGCGATTTTGTGTAAAAACTTTTTGAAAACGAGCAATTATCTTCGATTTATGTTGCTATCAGCGTCATTAAATTCCGTATGAATGTCGCTGTAAACGACAAAAAAGCCCACCCGCTCAGTTTTCAACCTGGGAAAACATCCCCCAAGCCAGAAAACAAAGCAGGTAGGCAATTACAGAATCTCAATCCCATCATCTTTGACCACAATCCGCGCCGCGTCTCCAAACTTCAGCAGCTCCTCTTCTTTCACGTTCCTTCCCTTACAGCCGCTCCCTTTTCTCTTTTCCCGGCAGACCCAGATCTTGATCCTTCCTCCGCCTGGGCCGTTGACCGTCCGTCTGGTCATCGGAGCTCCACATTCTCCGCAGAAGACTTTTCCATATAAAAAATGTGGCTGGCCACCTCTGTGACCGACCACTTCTGTGAGTTCTTTATTCTGCTTCAGTTTCTTCTGAACTGCATCCCACACGCTCCTGCTCACAATCGCTTCATGATCATTTTCCAGGTACTTGCTTTCAAAAGGGATCGTCGGATCAGGCTTCTTGGTGATAAAATTCCTCGGCGGCTGCTTGTGAAGCTTCTTATCACCCACATAGGTCTCATTTCCCAAGATGTAAAGGATGCCGGTTCGACTGAGCGGTGTACCATTCCTGGTCTTCACACCGACATCAGTCAGCTTTCTGATAATCTCTTCTACATTGATCCCTTGCAGGAAAAGCGTGTAGATCAGCCGGATAATATCCGCGTCCTTATTCGGTACCAGCTTTTTGTTTACCGTGTCATATCCGAGGATGCGGTTGTTGCCAAGGTTGAACTCGCCGCGCTTGAACCGTTCCTGGTATCCCCAGCGGATGTTCTCGGAAATGCTCCTGCTCTCATTTTCAGCGATGGCCGCCATGAGGGAGAAGATGAAGGAGCTGGTCGGGTCATCAGTCCGCAGGTTTTCCTTTTCAAATTCCACAGTCACATTCCGTGTTCTCAGCAGATCGGCGTACTTCTTGCATTCCGCTACGTTGCGGGAGAAGCGGGAGACGCTCTTACAGAGGATCCGGTCGATATTTCCCGCCATGGCCTCATCAATCATTCTCATGAACTCCGGCCGCTTTTCTGCACTGAGGCCCGAAAGGCTGTCCGAGTAGATGCCCACAAGCTCCCAGTCAGAACGCAGGCTGATGAGATCAGTGTATGCCGCCCGCTGCGTTTCCAGACTCTCTTCCTGCTCTTCCAGCTTGGTACTGACACGGCAGTACACCGCTATCCTCGTTTTTCTGTTTTCCCGCTGTGCCGGAATTCTGGTTATCTGCATGATGATCCTCCCTTAGCCTGCCTGCACCGCTGCTGGCGTCAATCCCATCAGGTACTTGTATTTGTTCTTTTTCTCACCGCATCTGATTCGGTCCAGAAAATCGTTGTAAAAATCAGAATAGCGGGATGGGCTATAGCGTTCTTCAGAGAAATCCATCTCCACAACGCTTATCTCCCCGTCCCGCCACTGAATGGTGATCTGGTGCTCGCCCAGCTGGATTTCCTCGACAGTATCATCCAGCCAGTAGAATTCTACCGTTTCTTTCTTCTCGCCGTACTTATCCTCATAAGCTGTGATCATCGCCTCATCCAGTCTGTTCTGGATGATCAGGTACTCTCCACAGCCGCCTTCACCGTAGCAGCCCCAGCCGCCGTTCTGAATCTTTACTCCGTCGTAGTAAAAGTTATTCAGGCTCCCGTGAACCAGGGGCTTCCCGCAATGCGGGCATCTGAGCATTTCACCGTAAGGGTATGTGCTGTTCCCGATCGCCACATTTCTCATCGCCATGATCTTCTGCGCCTGCTCGAAAATATGCCGGTCTACGATGGCAGCATGAGCATTCTCAACATGGAACATGGGGAGCTCGCCCTTGTTGCGGACCTGCTTATGTTCGAGATGGTCTTCAATGTAAGTCTTCTGAAGAACCACATCCCCGGCGTACTTCTCATTTTTGATCATCCGATCGAGCTGCAGACGCTTCCATTTGTTACCGGCGGGTGGCTTCACACCTCTTGCAGTCATGTCGTTCAGGATGTCCATCGGAGCCTCGCCGTGAACAAAGCGCTCAAACACCTCCCGAACAATAGCGGCCTCATCCTCCTGAATCAGGAACAGCTCATCCTTCGAATGGTAGAAGCCGTAAAGCGGAACCTTGACCTCATTACCTGCTTCAAACCGCTTCCGGATGCCCCACTTCACATTCTCTGAAATGCTCCGGCTCTCCTCCTGTGCAAAGGACGCCATAATGGTCAGGATCATCTCCGAAAGTGCATCCGCCGTGTCGATTCCTTCCTTTTCAAAGAAGACCTGAACACCGTGTTTTTGCAGTTCTCGCACTGTCTGAAGCGTATCAACCGTGTTCCTTGCAAAGCGGCTGATGCTCTTGGTGATGATGTAGTCGATTTTTCCGGCCTCGCAGTCCTTGATCATCTGCTGGAACTGCAATCTGCCCTTTAATGTAGTTCCGCTCAGGCCTTCGTCGGCATAGATGTTCACAAGATCCCAGTCTCCTCGCTGCGCGGCCCGATAACGGAATGTCTCCATCTGGTTTTCCAGACTTTCAAGCTGCGCCTCATGGTCTGTACTCACCCGGCAGTACGCGGCAACCCGCTTTCTGCTTGCGACCTTCGGCTGCTCAATTATCGTTACTGTTTTCGACAATGCGTGCTCCTCCCTTCAAAAATTCCATATCTTCTTTACTCAGGCGCTTGTTGGAGAGCAGTATTCCCCGCTTGATGATCATTTGTACCCAATCAAACAGTTCCGGGCTGACGATCGGCTCATGATGTTCTGTGATGTAAAACCGATCCCGGACGCCATTGTTCCTGACCTGCTTGCCAGGCATAAGGCATACCGTAGCGTGAGAATGGTAATCACCTTTGTAGACCACATTTGTAAGAAGACGTTTTACCCGGCTCTGGCTCCAGGAATGGCCAGCCATCTCTGTCATTGCCTTCCTGATCTCGGTATAGTTTTGTCCTTCCGCCGCCATCCGAAAGGCCTTCCTAACCAGCGGTGCTTCCTCTTCGTTGATGATCCACTTATTGTCTCCGCCATTCTTGTAGCCGAAGGAAATCTGGCCGAACGGCCTGCCCTCCAGCGTATACTGTTCATGCACCCTTAAGGCGTGCTGGCTGATGCTGTGACTCTCTTCCTCCGCAATGGCTGCGAAGATGTTTAGCGCAAGAGCACATTTTGTATCCTGTGAGTTCAGGTTTTCTTTCTCGAAAATGATGTTCACACCAAGGCTCTGCAGCTCCCGTATCATCTCCACACATTCTGCCATGTTGCGGGCAAAGCGGGAAATGGACTTTGTGAGGATCAGCTTGATCTTCCCATCCCTGCAATCCTGCAAGAGCTTCTGCAATCCAGGCCGTTTATCTGCATGCAGTCCGCTCTTGCCCTTATCGCCATAGATGCCCACAAGCTCCATGTTGGGATTGGCGTTGATCAGGTCGGTAAAGTAGCTGACCTGGAGTTCATAGGAACCTTCCTGAGTTTCCAAATCCGTGCTAACACGGCAGTAGGCTGCAGTCTTTATCTTATCCATTCTGGTCCTCCCTTCCAGGTGCATGAGCGCCCTTTTTCCTCTTTTGAGGTAGTGTATTAATCACTCTTTTCCCCTCAGAAAGCAAGTCAATTCTCGATATTTCTACTTATAATAAGCGGGGCTTTTTGAACGAAAATTCGGCCGATTATGAGTGCAGAATTCGTTCAATATACCCCGGATTTTCCGAGGTAAAAAGGCGAGAGGGAGCGTTCATGCTCCCCCTCAAAAGATCAGATTCTCTTTGCGTATGCCAGGCTGATCCAGCCATTTCGCTGATCGGCATAAGCTTTCAGCAGGCCCCAGCCGTCCTGCTCATCCACGATGGTATACACACCGACAGGAATATATCCCCAGCTTGCATAAGAGGTGCTCGGCCCCTTACGATAGTTCAGGTCGTCAATGGATACCTTCACAAGGTACGGCGTGAAGCTTTTCTCCACTGCCGGATATACCTGATTGCCGCTATCATCAAAGGCGGCGTAGCCGGGATTGGTGTCAACACAGTTCTTTGCATTCTGGAATACCGTGAAAGCTCCGATCTGGCTGGATTTCTCTGCCCAGCTCTTACGGACGCGATAATACTTCGTGACAACCGGCGCAGGCTCATCTGGTGCCACAGGGACAATGGTCGCTCCGGGCTTCCATTCACCTTTGACCT